CCTTGAATTGAACAATCATATCCTTGGGCTTGGTACATAAGTACTCCATTTTCTCTAACATCGGCCGTATCCAAATTTGCCACTCCATAGTGGTAACTTGATGCCTTTCTTCCATCTTCCGGTTCTATGCATACTGTTGCGCATTTGAACCCTCCAACTCGTCTTCCTAATGAATCCTCTGTTGCCATCCATTCCACTAATGATTTATGTGAATGTAATTTGCCGCTAGACATCCTGACCAAAGCAAAGTCTTTTCGTGGGTGTATCATAATCTTACTCTTCAGTATCATCTCCTTCCTAGAGTCGGTATCTCGAACTAATTCAAATTCCAATTCCATATCTGGAGAATGTTCCCAAAAAGCCAAATCATGTTTCGGAAATATCACGTCAGTCCCTCTTAGCACAGTGGCATTAGAAGAAGCCTTCATTCCATTCCCTCGGATATTGAGCCAATAGGTATTTTGTCTAATTGTTCCTTGGAGCATTGCGCGCGTATTCAAATTTGCGCAACCTTCAGGCATCGTTATCTTAACTGGTTTTAAGCCAATAGTTTGGTTATACTGTAGATTTTCTGGTAGGTAAACCTTAGTTTGCGCCAAATCTTTTCGATTATCATAGTTCAGTCCCTCTGGTGCTTGCAAAAGCGGTACGAGAGTCTTACTAGTTAACCATTGTGTGGTCTTATAAATCGCAATCAATCCAACAACTCCTGTCAAAATGCCAAGAATCATTTGACAATATTCCCAGGACTCATCATCTATCCATCGTGTTCTGTTATACCAAGTATCTTCCAGACTGGAAGCCATTGATTTTAAACGACATTGATATTTTTCATACCACTTTTCTCCTTCATTACTGAAAGTTAAACGAGATGTCAATAAATCTATTTCTTCAAAATCTGCTACCATCTGGACTTCTGTTTGTAAGTTGGTTCTATCATTAGTTGTAACATCTTTCGCAAAGTTCAAGAATGCCACATAATATTCTAGTGTATCCTCAGACATAATTTCGTCCTCAGGCCATCCGCATTCAATAGCGAAGTCCCAAGCTAGTTCGTATTGCTCTAAAGCAATCTCACTCCAAAATTCTTCTGTGTCTTCTAGCAATCTGTGACAACCATTGTGATCAACGTAACTCTTTTCAATAAATCCATCATACTGTCGTTCAACATGAGGTAATAGTTGTGTTCCAAAATTGTGCTCTTGTGGCTCAATATATTCCATTCCTAATAGCCTCAAATGATGTTTCAACTCGGCTTTAAGTGTGTGCAGTACGCATTCTTCCTCTGTGGGCTCAATTTCCTCTTCTTCTCCTTCCGAATCCAAA